GGGTGGCGACTCCTCCCCTATGGAGACCACGACTTCGTCAGACTCTTCCGCATGCTCGTCATCGGAACCTTCAACCTGTCGGCCATCAGCGGCATCGTTCTCACTGACTTCAATCTCAACAGGCTGTTGCTCGTCATCCAGCACCGCGGCCTCGTCGCCGTTGTCGTTTCCTCCTGCTTCTGCCTTCAAATTCATCGTTGACCCCATCAAACTCACCCAATTTGAACGGCTGGGTGGTTGCCGTTTCCCACATTTTCACTCGGTTTCGTTCAGCTTTCAACCTCCGGCAGTTTGAGTGCCCTGCGCAGGGCTGCATAAACCAGACGCATGCGCAGCTCAGTCTCAGCCTTGAACTCGGCTGGCTCCGGCTGTTCTGCCTCGATGGCCGAGTGGATGTACTCGACCAGGCGCTCAAACTCGTCTTGCGCGCTCATCGCCCGGTCCTCGTGGATTCCATGAAACGCATCAGGCTGTCGACCCACTCCTGGGTGGCCTGCTGCACCGGGTTCGAGAGCTGGAACGACCGAATGTCGCCACCAGGATCAGTGCCGGCAGCGCGCCTGGCCTGGGTGAAGTCTGAGAACATCAGCTCGCGCGGGATCGGCTGCTCGAAGCCGCCGACGTATTGGCCGGCCAGTTGCGTGTTGTAGGTTGTGTGTGGAGCTGGTGACTCGGTGATGATGCGTCCGGTCGGATCCATCTTGGCCACCGCGAAGCCGCCAGCGTGAATCGGCACGTCCATCAGCGACTGCTCGGTGATGGCTGCGCGAGTTGTCGGCAGGTCTGGAAAGCCGGCCGTCTTGAACTGGTCCAGCGTCATGCGGTCGATGAACGCATGCCGCAGTGCGCCGTTGGCGTTGAGCTGGTCGCGCGCAGACGGATCGTCGACGCCCTTCCACTCAGGCCGAAACCTGCGCACCTCCTTGTCGAATTCTCTCTTGGCCTTCTTGGTGATCTTGCCGCCCTTGATCTGCTCCAGCAGGGCATCGGACATCATGGTCGAGAAGTCGCCACCGACGTGACTCATCGGTGTGTAAACCATGTAGACGTCACCACTGCCCTTGCTGGCAGCCTCCTGGACGCGCCTGGACAGGCCGGTGATCGGTCCCTTGTCAGACGCCCAGGCTGCGCCATAGGGCAGATGCGTGCGCATGAAGTCTGGGCCGCCTTCCAGTGCCACCGGAGTCGGCAGGCGCACGCCCTCGATCTCGGTCAGCATGCGGCCGGCTGCCGTGCGGTCGCCAGTGGCCGGCAGGATGGTCGCGCCCTGGAGCTGCTCTGGGCTGATGATCTGCCGCGGAGGCAGGTCTTTGACCACCTCCTGGGTGAACTGCATCTCGCTGACTGGCTTCTCCAGCTTCTTGCCCTCGCCAATCGGGTGGTACAGGCCGCGCGCGATGTTCTCGGCCTTGCTGGCTCGTGGCATTGCAGCCATGCCGGCCAGTGCCATTCCGCCCTTTGCCAGGCCGCCAGGTGTCGGCACAGCCATCGACGCCAGGAACTCCTGGATCGGCGCCCTGGCCGAGCTGACCAATCCGGCACGCTCCATCTGCCGTCCGATGTACTCGCTGCTGCCGACGACCTGCTCGTCTGGCGTGCGGTAGCCGAACGGCCGCATGGCCATCGTGGCCAGGTCGACAGGCGTGCCGACCACTGAGGCCAGCGCTCGATAGGCCAGGTCTTTGATTGATGGATCAGCCACGTCCGGTCACCATGTTGGAGATTGTGCGAGCAGACTCGACTGCCAGGCGCTGGTCCTCGTTGTCGATGTTGGCCAGCGTCTCGGCCGTCTTGGCTCGTTTGTACTCGGCATCCGCGATGGTGTCCACCGTGTCTGCGCGAGCCTTGGCCGCCTTGGCAATGGCCTCCTCGGCCGCGGCCTGCAGGAAGATCTTGTTCGGGTCTTCGGGCTGGCCTTGCAGCTCGACCATCATCTCTTCTTGTTCCTGCTCGGTCGGCTGGACCACGCCCATGCGCACGAGCTGCTTGCGGAAGAAGTCGCGCACGTCACCAATGCCCTCGCCTTCCATGTTCATCATCGCCATTGCCTGCAGCACCTGCTTGGTCTGCTGGTCGTCCGTGATGGCCATCATGCCGGTGAGTGCGCGCACGGTCGCCGCGCGCTTGCTGGAGCTGGACGGGCCGACATCGACGTTCACGTCGAACTTGGCACGGCTGAGGTCGTTCTCCATGACCACCTCGCCGGTCTCGCTGACCATCGGCCGCATCAGCTCAATCATGCCGACTTCTTCGGTCGCGCTGATGGTCTTCATCTTGCGGCCTTCCTCGACGTACACGTCACGCGCCATCGAGAGCCAGATTTCGCCGCAGCGCTTCATGCCTTTTGCGAAGTTGGACATGTAGATGAAGGTCTGCATGTCGATGCGGGTCTGAATCATCTCGACGGCCTTGCCGGAGATGTTCGAGATCATCTTGTCGCCGTTCTGCTGGCTGCCCAGGATGTCCTGCATGTCCTGCTCGGTGATCTGCAGCAGCGCTGCCATCGCCGGAGGGATCTGTGGGCTGCGTGTGTAGGCCACCGGGCCTGCAGCCTGCTGGCTTCCGTCCGGGCCGGTGATCGGGTTCACCAGCAGGTACGGGTAGTTGCGCAGGTTGTCGTCGGCCCACATGACCTGGTGGCCAGCGACCTGCTCAGGCATCAGGATGGGCTTCTCGACGCTGGACAGCGCCGAGATTTCGCCCAGCTTGCTGAGTTGCATGTTCTTCAAACGTTGGGCATCTTTCGCCAGGCGCACATGGCCCATGCAGCGCTCGACGTTGTCGACGAACCAGCGCTTGCCATAGACCGGCACGACCGGGATGCACTTGCCTGCGATGTAGCCGGCATCTTCCAGGATCTTGCCGCCCGACATGATGTACTTATGGACGCGACGCGACTTGACCTTGCGCTGTCGGACCTCCTGGCTGCCGATGGCCGCCAGCGTCTCTTCGAGCGCAGGATCTGCGTCGAAGTCGGCCTGTCGGTAGCGCTCTTCGGTGCCGTCGATGGCTCGGAAGATGCGGATGGTCTCGGTGACGTCCTCGACCTTGTAATACTCGGCCACATAGACCACGTCAGGCGTGCACCAGTCAAACTCGTACTGGTGGATGATCTTCGGCCAGTCGGTCGGATCGTCGCCCCACTCTTCCTTGTAGCTGGCGCGGGTCATCGAGGTGACCACGAAGGCGTAGCGCGCATCGGCCTTGTCCTGGCGCTTGGCGTTCAGGTCGAAGAAAACCGACGAGTCAGCGTCGAAGATCGGTTCGATGCGGATGCGCTGCTTCTCGTTCTCCTCGTCCTCCTCGTCCTCGTAGACCGTGCGCAGGCGCCAGGCACCGAAGCCCCCGCCCACCGCCTCCTCGAAGGCGTTGTCGTACGCCTCGTCGGCCACCGAGTCCTGCTCGTCGGCACGGTAGAGGCCGTCGCAGGTCTCGGCCAGCTTGTCGTCGCCGTCTTCCTTGCTGACGAAGTCGACCGTGATGCGGTTGTTGCGGTACTCGTTGATGATGCGGATCACCGACAGGTGGATCTTGTTGACCTCGAACCTGGGCTTGTTCTCGTAGACATCCCAGAGTGGTCCTTCCCACTGGCTGCCGGCCAGGCTGTAGAAGCGCCGGTCCTGCAGGCACTGCAGGCGCTCGTCGCGCAGAGCAGTCTGGATGTCGTTGAACTGCGTCAACGCATCGGAGTGGAGGTTTGCCAGATACTGCTCTTTCGACATGCGTGCCATATTTCGCCCCTATTTGCAAGTATTTTCTACCATTTGTTCGTCACGGGCAATGGCGTGAAGTTCACCTGCCTGCTGACCGTCGTGGCACGCCTGACGCCTTCGCATGCGTAGCGCAGTGCGTCGATGACGTGGTTTTGCTTGTCCTGAAGCACCGGCAACACCTTGCCAGTCAGTGGGTCCGTCTTGTAGCTGTAGAACGTCAGCTCGTCGATTGTGTGCGTGCAGCGTGGATGCACGACGATGTCGTAGGACTTGAGCCACTCGACGCCCTCGACCACCGAGTCCTTGCCCTTGACGGCCGGCATGATCTTCGGAAATCCGTTCTTGCGCATGTGGCTGATGGTCTCGGGCCTGGAGCTGTCGGCCACGAGTGGCCACTTCTCGGACTCCGGCACGGTCATGAACAGCTCAGGCGTGTTCATGATCTCGCAGCCCACCATGTAGGCTTCGTGGTCGATGTAGAGCGTGCGGCCGACGATGTGGCAGCGCACCAAGACAGTCGGATCGGTTGCGAAGCCCCAGTCGGCGCCGAGCCGGTGGATGGCGTCCTTCGGCGCCTCGAACTCCTCGACCTTCCAGTTGCGGAAGACGCGCGCGCTGCTGTTCTGCAGGTAGCCGCCACGCCAGACGTGAGCGTACTTGTCCGGGTCGCGCGCCTTGTCGTACTCCATCTCGGCGCGCAGCACGTCCGGGAACCAGGGGTTGTCGTCGAAGTTGACCTCCAGCACCACCGAGTCTGGTGGTGGCTTGTCGCCACGCAGGAGCTGGTCCACCGGATCGCTCGACTGGCTCGGGTTCCAGGTGAACCACAGCTCGGAGCCTGGCTTGCGGATGGTCGGCCGCAGCAGGTCCAGGCTGCGCTGTGACAAGCTCTGCGCCTCCTCGCACCAGGCGCGGTCGTAGCCCTCCAGCGACTTGATCGAGTCGGCCGTGTGGTTCTGCATGCCCTGGAAGATGATCAGGCCGTCGCCGCGCTTGGACTTGATCACGGCCTCCTGCACCTCGAAGTAGGCGCCGGCATTCATGGACTCAATCTTCAGCTCCAGCAGGCGCTTGACAGACTGCGCCAGCGACTTCTGGACCTCACGCACGCAGACCGACCGACTGGTCTGATCCATGATGTGCGCCTCGATCAGCATCTCGGCAAAGGTGTGCGACTTGCCGGAGCCGCGGCCGCCGAAGGCTGCCTTGTAGCGCGCAGGCTTTAGCAGTGGCAGCGCCCATTTCGGTGTCTCGATGCGCAGCGTCGTCACTTGCCAACCACCACGCGCTCGATCTTCTGGATGGCCAAAGGCCGGTCAGGATCGCCAGTCAGCTCCAGCTTCTCGCCGTACTTCTTCGGCGCCAGCTTGGACAGCAGCCACTTGCGGGTGTCGACCTGGAGCTTGTGCTTCTGCACCGCCGCCCAGTCTTTCTTGCCGTCCGGCTGCAGGCCGACATCGGCGTCACTCAGCTCGATCACCTCGTTGGCGATGCGCTCGATCAGGTCTTCGCGCGCGCGCGCGTACTCTGCGGCAAGCGCAGCGTCCTCGTTCAGCCACAGGTTGAACGTGCTCTGCGGAACGCCTGCTGCTTCGCAAGCCTTGAATGCGCTCAAGCCAGAGCGCATGCCAGAGATCACCAGTTCTGCGATGTCCTTGCGCTCAGGGCTTTTCGGTGTCGTTCGTTTCTTCGTTGCCATGTTCACCACCTCGTCCAAAGCAGCCAGATCCACATCCCCAGGATTGCGATCCACCATCCGGCTGCAACGAATGCCACCGTGGCAAGAACCCACATGAGTGTTTCGTGCGATTTTGTGGTCATGCTGCATTCTCCTCTTTTTCCAGCCGGTTGGCCACCAGGGTGGCGTAGCCAGCGATGTCGACCCAGTTGTCGGCGTAGTTCGGATCGCCGTTGAGGATGCGCGCGATCTTGTGCTGGATCATCTCCAGAGCCTCTCGCTGGTCTGGCTTGAGGTAGTCCCAGTTGCTGCGCTCTTGCATCACGTCCTTGAGACCCTGACTGGTCTTGGCGTGGTTCTCAAATGCGCCATACCGTTCTTCACGGCCGGCCAGCATCTCGTTCACGTTCGTCTGTGTCATGTTAGTGCTTCCTCACGTTCCTGTGGATAACTTTCCCCTGTTTTTCCGCATCCCGGTGCCCCTACCTGCCCCTAACCTATAGGTTTTAGGGGCGGGGCGGGGCGTTTTTCCGGGCTTTTGCCCCTATCGCCCCTAACGCCCCCAGGGGCGCTCAGGGGCATTTAGGGGCGTTTTTCCTGGCCACTTTTCCTCATCAACATGGCGCTGGCCTGCACCTCATTGCTCACAATCCAGCCGTGCTCCAGCGTCTCAATCGTGCCTGCGTTGAGCAGTTGCGCGATAATTCCATCGGGTCTGCTGGCCTCGGTTTTGTTCTTGGCCGTGCGCTCCGACATGCCATCGTTGACCAGCAGCTCACGCAGCGCAGACCTGCTGACATAGGGTAAACCCTCACGTTCCTCAGCTCCAGCATGCCACCAGGCGCGCTCGATGGTGCGCACGTTCTCGTCGTGCTTGGTGGGTTTTTTGTGGGGTTTCGTGGTTGTCGCGTCAGTGTCTGGGACGGCCACGCAGGTGGTCGCTGGCGCGCCGAACTTGGTGGTGCCCATCTCGATCACCTCCAGCCGGAAATAGATCGTCTCGCCCTTGCTGGGCAGCTCGCGCTGCTTGGTGACCGTCAAAGACCGGCTGCCATCCTTCTCTGTGACCTCGATCTCGGTGTCGATGTGGGCACGGATGCCAGACCAGCCGCGAGCGCCTCTGGCTGCGTCCTTGCCGTTGTGGTGGATGATCATCATGGCAGCGCCTGTTGCCGTGGCCACCTGGTCGAATCTGGCCATGACCGGACCCATGTCTTCGCCGCTGTTCTCGTTGGCTCCTGCGCTCATCCTGGCCAGCGTGTCGCCAATGATCAGGCGCACTGGCTTGCCCTTGATCTGTTCTACCGCCTTGACCAGCTCAATCACGTCATTGGCGTCCTGGTCGCCGGAGTAGAAGTTCATGGGGACCGGCACCATCGCCAGGTTCTCCAGGCTGCAGCCGTAGAACTGCTTGATGGCCTGCATGCGTGAACGGATGCTGGCCGGTGCCTCGCTGGCCAGGTAGACCACCAGGCCGGGGTCTGTCTTGCGGCCGTAGCAGTCGGTGCCGGTGGCAATGGCCGTGGCCACTGACAGCGCCCAGAACGTCTTGCCGGAGTTGCTGTCTCCGTAGACCACCACCGAGCTGCCGATGGTCATCAAACCTTCGACCAGCTCGTCTGGTGCCTCATAGTCGGTGCCGAGCTGGTCACCGAATACCACATGCAGCTTGTCGATCACTTCCTGGCCGGTGGACTGCACCAGCAGGGCTGACAGATCGTGTCCGGCCTGCGCATAATCGTTGGCATCCATGCCCTCGATTGGAGGCATCACCACGCGCGCGCCGTACTTGGCGCTGGCTTGGTCGGCATATTTCTGCCCCACGCCGCGCTTGTCGTGGTCGGCCACGATGACGATGTCCTGAACTGCGCCGTACATTTCGCGCAGTGTGCCTGTCACCGGCACCAGGCTGCTGGCGCTGTAGGCCACCACGCAGGGCCGGCCGGTGGTCTCGTGGACCGTGGCCGCGGTTGCGAACCCTTCGGCCACATAGAGCGTGCCAGGCTCGTCCATCGTGCCCACCATCCAGAACTTGCCGCCAGCCTCGCCGCCTGGGTGATACAGCTTGCCGCCATCGTGGCTGATGTACTGCAGGCTGCAGAGCTGGCCATCCTTGTCGAACAGGGGCACCACGAGCCTGCCATCGCCTGTGATGCGCGCGCCGTGCGTCTTGATGCCCTTGCGCGCCAGGTAAGGGTGATCGGGGTGTGCCGCGGAGGCAGATGACCAGATTTTCTCGACCGTGTCGGCCGCCACCTGGTGCTGGCGCTCCAGCTCGGCATCGCGCAGCACCTTGGCCTCTGCCACGCGCCTGGCGTGTGCCATCTCCTCGGCCTGGGTGAGCTTACGCCCAACGTCTGCGCGCCAGGTCACCTCCATGCCAGCACGCCAGCAGCCGAAGCGGCCGGCCGGCACGCCATCACCGAAGACCAAGTACCAGCCAGGCTTGTCGCCGTGGCCAGGGGAACCCTTGGTGCCGGACTTGAACCTGTGAATCTTGCCGTCAAGGAAGACCTGCTCTGGTGGCTCCAGACCGGCCGCCTTGATGGCGTCAATCAGTTGCTCTTCTGGTGGTGCCACCCTCTTCTCGGGTGGTGGCGACCAGGGGCCGCCGAGGACTTTGGACAGGTCAGCCATTGACCACCTGCCGATCTGCTCTCAGTGTGCCGCCTGTCTTGACTTCCAGCTCGTACTGGCGAGCCATCGGTGGCGTGTCTCCCCATGTGTAGATCACCTGTGGCCAGATGCCGAGCACATCGGCCAGCTTCTTGACGCTGCCGTAATGGTCGATTGCTTCCTGTGTCGTCACCGCTGACCTCTCTTTCTTGGTAAATTTTCGCGTGGTGTTGACATCTTAACCGGAAACCGTGTTAGAGTTCAACCACTGCGCGAACGGAATCGCCCGAAGGCGCAGCAACCAAGAAGGAGAGCCAACATGGCAATCAACGTTAAGACCACCGGCAGCCTGGCTGCCAATGGTGTGAAAGTCCTGGTCTACGGCCAGGCCGGTGCAGGCAAGACCTCGCTGATCAAGACCCTGCCTCAGCCCATCGTGCTGTCTGCTGAAGGAGGCTTGCTGTCCATTCAGGACGCGGACCTGCCCTTCATCGAGATCAGCGACATGGAGACGCTGCGGGAAGCCTACACCTGGCTGACGCAGTCCGACGAGGCCAAGGGGTTCCAGTCGGTTGCACTCGACTCCATCAGCGAGATCGCTGAGGTGGTGCTCAATGCCGAGAAGAAGGCCACCAAGGATCCGCGCCAGGCATACGGTGCGATGCAGGAGCAGATGGCCGACATCATCCGAGCCTTCCGCGACCTGCCTGGCCGGCACGTCTACATGAGCGCCAAGCTAGAGAAGACCCAGGACGAGATGGGCCGCGTGCTGTATGCGCCATCGATGCCTGGCAACAAGACCGGCCAGGCGCTGCCCTACTTCTTCGACGAGGTGCTGGCGCTGCGTGTCGAGAAGGACAGCGACAACAACACCCAGCGCGCCCTGATGTGCGACTCGGACGGCCTCTGGCTGGCCAAGGATCGGTCGGGCAAGCTGGACACCTGGGAGGCACCAGACCTCGGTGCAGTCATCGCCAAGATTGGGGGCAAGTGATCATGACCAAGTCAATGGAACAACTGGCCGCGCAGTGGCTGGAAGCCAAAGAGGCCGAGCGCAAGGCCACCGAGCGCCGTCGTGACTTCGAGGACGCCATGCGCGCTCTGACCAATTACTCGGAGCACACCGAAGGCACCGAGAACATCAAGACCGAGCACTACTCGATCAAGATCGTCGGCCGCATCGACCGCAAGGTCGACGCCGAGAAGGTGCAGGAGCTGGCCGCGGAGCACGGCCTGACCGATCACCTGGGCACGCTCTTCCGGTGGAAGCCGGAGATCAACATGGCCATCTGGAAGGCGACAGATGAGTCCATCACCAAAGCACTCGCCGGAGCAATCACAGCCAAACCTGGCCGCCCTTCTTTCACCATCGAACCCATCACACCCAAGGAGTAAATCATGGCCTTTCTCGGACAAACCTTCGCCGCATCTGACATGCCACAGGGCACCAGCAACTTCGAGCCGCTGCCGGCTGGCTGGTACACAGCCAACATCACGCAGGCCGAGCTGAAGACGACAGCCTCTGGCGATGGCCAGTACATCAAGCTGCGCTACGACATCACCGGGCCGACGCATCAGGGCCGCGTGGTGTTCGGCAACCTCAACATCAAGAACGCCAGCGCCAAGGCTGAGGAGATCGGCCGCCAGCAGCTTGGCGAGATCATGCGCGCCATCGGTCTGGCTAAGGTGCAAGACACCGACCAGCTCATTGGCGCCAGCATCCAGGTCAAGCTGGAGATCCGGCCGGCACGCACCGATGAGCGCACTGGCAAGACCTACGAGGCCAGCAACGACGTCAAGGGTTTCAAGGCCGTCAATGGTGGCGCAGCGCCTGGTTTTGCCGCGGCACCTGCTGCACCAGCTCCTGCAGCGTCTGGTGCTTCTGCGAAGGCAGCGCCGCCCTGGCAGAAGAAGTAAGCCAAAAAGAAGCCCAGGCCAACGCGAGCTGGTCCTGGGCGAGTAGCGATCACATGACGGAGAAGGGCAACATGAAGATACCCGAGCCAGAGCATAGCATCCAGGCGCTGATCGACAAGCACCACGAGAAGCAGGCCGAGCCGCCCAGGCCGCACATGGGCTGCAGCCAGTTGGGTCACCCATGCGACAGGTGGCTGTGGCTGTCGTTTCGCTGGGCTGTCCAGCCCAAATTTCCTGGCCGCATCCTTCGCCTTTTTAGGCGTGGCCAGATGGAGGAGGCCACCATCGTGTCGGACCTGCGCGCCATCGGCATGGACGTGCGCACCAGCCGCCAACAGGAGCGCGTGGACTTCGGTGCCCACGTGTCCGGCAGCATCGACGCCATCATCGAGTCTGGTGTTCCAGCCGCGCCGAAGAAGCGCCACGTGGCCGAGTTCAAGACGCACAGCAGCAAGAGCTTTGCCGCATTGGAGAAGGCCGGGTCTGTGGCCAGCGCCAAGCCCGAGCACTTCGTGCAGATGCAACTCTACATGCACGGCCTGCAGATCGACCGGGCCTTGTACGTGGCGGTCTGCAAGGACGACGACCGCATCTACACCGAGCGCGTTCGCTACGAGAAGGATGTGGCAGAGAGGTACATCGAACGAGGCCGTAGGCTGGCTCTGGAGGACCGCATGCCGCCACCCATCAGCACTGACCCATCCTGGTACCAGTGCAAGTTCTGCGACGCGCACGAGTTCTGCCACGAGACCAAGACCACCAAGCACGTGAACTGCCGCACCTGCGCGCACAGCACGGCCAAGGAGGACAGCACTTGGCGCTGCGAGAGGCACGAGGCCGATGGCATTCCGGTGGAGTTCCAGCGCCAGGCTTGCGACAGCCATGTCCTGCACCCTGACCTGGTGCCATGGGAGCGCAAGGACGGCCTGGACCAGTGGACGGCCGTCTACATCATCGAAGGCCGCGATGTGGCCAACGGTGAAGGCGATGCGCACGTCTACACCAGCCGCGAGATTCTGGCCAACCCCAAGATGTGCAGCCTGGGGGACGAGTATGTGGAGAAGCTGCGCGAGACCTTTGACGCGAGGATTGTGGGATGACAAACGAACAACCCGAAGCCTTGCGGTTGGCTGATTGGTTAGATGATTTTCCAAGACGTTGGGATCAATTAGACAAAGCCGCCGCCGAACTGCGCCGACTGCATGAATTGCATGTGCTCTACCAGGACAAGGTGCATCGCCTGGAGGACGCAGTGAAATCAGAACGTGATCGCATCTGGACACAAACGCACTGGACCGAGCACGAGCGCAGCATTGCAGCAGCAGAGCGCGAAGCCTGCGCCAAGCTGTGCGACGAGATCGCCATCGACATGTGGAAGCTGTACAAGGGCCGACCGCCATACAAAGGCGACGAGGAAGGTCGAGCATCCCACTTCACACAGGGACGTAGTGCTGGCGCAGACGACTGTGCAGAGGCAATTCGCGCAAGGAGCAAAGCATGACCTTCAAATGCCCAGACAAATACCGCGTGCTGGTGCCTGGCTACCCTGCAGGCGACGAGCACAACGGCTACTTCATCGTTCCACTGAAGCACCAGCAGAAGCTGCGCATCATCGCCAGCAATGGCCTGGGGTGGGAGCACGTGAGCGTGAGCCGCAAAGACCGCTGCCCGACCTGGGACGAGATGTGCCAGGTCAAGGCGCTGTTCTGGGATGAGGACGACTGCGTCATTCAGTACCACCCACCGCGCAGCGAGTACGTCAACAACCACCAGAACTGCCTGCACCTGTGGCGACCGATTGGCGTGTCGCTGCCGATGCCGCCCAGCATCATGGTGGGCATCAAGGACTGACGCCATGTTGAGAGACTACCAACAGCGAACCATCGACCAGCTTTATGCGTGGTTTGAGGCAGGCCACGCAGGCAATCCCTGCCTGGTTCTGCCAACCGGGTCCGGCAAGAGCCACATCGTGGCCGCGCTGTGCAAGGACGCGCTGCAGAACTGGCCAGAGACTGTGGTGCTGATGCTGACGCACGTGAAAGAGTTGATCGAGCAGAACGCCGAAAAGATGCGTCAGCACTGGCCTGGCGCGCCGCTGGGCATCTACAGCGCAAGCATCGGCAAAAAGCAACTCGGGGAGCCGATCACCTTTGCAGGCATCCAATCCATCCGCACTAAGGCCAAGCAGATCGGCCACGTTGACTTGGTGATCATCGACGAGTGCCACCTGGTCAACCACAAGGACGAAGGCGGGTACCGCCAGTTCCTGGCCGACTTGAAAGCCATCAACCCTGCGCTGCGGGTCATCGGCCTGACGGCCACGCCATACCGCTTGGGGCACGGCCTGATCACCGACAAGCCTGCGCTGTTCGACGACCTGATCGAGCCGGTCAGCATCGAGGAACTGGTGTTCAAAGGCTACCTGGCCACGCTGCGCAGCAAAGTCACCAGGGCCAAGCTGGACACCACTGGCGTCCACAAGCGTGGTGGCGAGTTCATCGAGTCCGAACTACAGGCCGCCGTGGACACCGACGACAACAACCAGCGCGTGGTGCGCGAGATCATCGACCTGGCAGGCGACCGCAAGGCGTGGCTGGTGTTCTGCACAGGCGTCAAGCACGCCCAGCACGTGGCCGAAGTCCTGCGCCAGCATGGCGTGACGGCCGAGTGCGTGACAGGCGAGACGCCGAAGAAGGAGCGCGAGCGTTTGCTGGCCGAGTTCAAGGCAGGCCGCATCAGCGCGCTGACAAACGCCAACGTGCTGACCACCGGCTTTGACTACCCGGACATTGACCTGATTGCCATGCTGCGCCCAACCATGTCGGCCAGCCTGTACGTCCAGATGGCCGGTCGCGGCATGCGGGTCAAGAGCCACACCGATCACTGCCTGGTGCTGGACTTCGCTGGCGTGGTGGCCACGCATGGTCCGATCACTGCAGTGCAGCCGCCCAGCAAGGCAGGCGACGGCAACGGGGAAGCGCCGGTCAAGGTGTGCGACAACTGTGGCGAGCTGTGCGCCATCGCCGTGGCCATCTGCCCTGCCTGCCTGACGCCATTCCCAGAGCCGGAGCGCAAGAAGCTGGAGCTGCGCAACGACGACATCATGGGCCTGGAAGGCAGCGACCTGGAGGTCACCTCGTGGAGC